AGGGTGAAGCCTGGATGTTGATTAGGAAGTTCAGTTCCTAGCTGGCTTGTCAAAAAACAAAAACTCTCACCTAAACTTCGACAGCTCCGTAGGAGCGGGAAGGGATGTAGACGTGTACCTATATTACGAGCATCATCGTGATGCTACAAAGAAGATTGTTCTAACCGAGCTTGTCTGTAGTTCTTATGCCACAGGACGACTTGACATTAAGTTCTACGACAAACAAGAAAAAATAATCTTCGAGACAGCAAAGAAGGTACTTAAATGGCCACCGCTCAACTTCTGGAGCTACGATCCGGCGTCTTACGTCTGGTCTTACTTTGGTCAATACGGTGTGTCAGGCTCCTATGGTGAGGAAGTTATACGCAAATTCCAAGTCATAGTAGAAACCCTAGGCTCGCACTTTGAGTCTTTTGAAGTAGAAGACCTCTCAGCACAAGCCGCAGGCAAGTTCATAGATATGAACAAATCCAGAGTAAGGCCGGAGGATTTCTTCTACAATAACACGCCAGTAGGAACCACTGCTCCTTTGTCTAAAGATGAGATCATGGCGAAGCTAGTAAAGCTTACCGGATTCTCCTACGTAGATAAAAAATCCTATCGTCAGGCTGCGATGATGTTTCATCCAGACAGAAACTCTGGGGACGGTTCGCGCATGGCGGAACTTAACATGCTTTGGCAACAGTACAATACAAAGGAGAATCGTCATGGCAATTAACGAAAAAATGCGTGTGATGCAGCATCTTAATAATGCAGAAAAGAAGGCTGTAAAACATCACAGTAAGATAACAAAAGCTTTTGTTTTTGGAGATGGCAGTCTTACTGGGAGACATGATTTAATGCATGATTTAACAAGTGAATCATGGCACAAAGCTAAGGAAGCTGCCCAGCAAATCGAAGATCTTATGTGGAAAGAAAAGAGAGAGCCAAAAAATGACTTTTAACCTCACAATCAAAAGCTCTGGCGAGTCGAACAACAACTCTGGCCATATTGGTGTAGACGCTAAAAAAGAGCGTCTTCGTGCTCTTAAACAAGCATCCTCTGAAGCTGAGGGTAAAAACTCCGCCGCTGTAATTAAATGGATCAATCCTCAAGATTGTCCTGACAGGAACATTATCATATTCGATGACTCCGCTAGTATGGGCTACGAGGAGCGTCAAAACGCAAAGAAGGGAATTGTAGAATACCTTCGTAACTGTGTTCCAAACCAAACTTCTGTTGGTGTGGAGTTTATGAACACCAGGCCACGGATTGAGTTGAGAAGTGATTTGATTGCACTAGGGACAGAGATTACAGGCAAAGATCTTTCTTCTGGCTCTACACCGTTTTTTAATACAATCAAAACAGCACTGAACTCCAGCGATAAGCCTACACGATTGATTGTGTTTACTGATGGCAGTCCGTCAGATAGGCTAGAAGCTGAAGATGGCGAAGAAGCTGCGATGAGAGGATTTTATTCCTGGAACTCTCAAAGCACCTGGACAACTTCTGCTGATATTATTATCAGCATTGCTAAAGGTATTGCGCAACATGACAATCGTGGTGTAATAGATGATCGTTGCATCCCCATTGACACTGTATTTTTTGGCTCTGCTGGTAGCGTGACTGAAATGAACCTTCTAAAGTACCTCTCCAACGCTACCGGAGGATTTTTTCTGCACTTCGATCCTTCCAAAGTAAACTTCGCCAAAGCTTTCAAATACCTCGCTCCTATCAATCGTCTCATGCTCACATCACCAGCTTTTCGTGCTGATGTTGAGAGCGGAAAGAGGAGTTAATGCTCCCATCTCAACTAGCAGCAGAAGCCTTAAAACTTCTGTCCCAGTATCCTCCAGAAGTACAATCCCAAGCGAGTTTACTCTCTCGTAAACTCGCTTTATTCGGCTTCGGGTCTTTGTTTGTAAATGTAGTCGAAGGTCCTGTAGTAAGAACATTCACATTCCAACCTATAGGGGATTGTAAATTCGCTCGCATCATGGGAGAAGCTGAAGAACTAGCAGGTGCTTTGAGTGTAGAAAGTGTTACTATCAACCGCAACCTTGGTAACATTGAAATTTCTGTTCCACGCTCAGATCGTCAGATTATTAGATTTGATGCCTGTCTTCACACTATGATGACTTCGCCACTCACTCAAACAATGGCCTTACCGCTTCTTATGGGCCAGAACAAGATAGGAGAATATCTTTATGCCGATTTGGCGACTCAGCCACATATGCTTATTGCCGGAGCCACAAATTCAGGAAAGTCGGTCTTTACCGCTCAGCTTATATCCTCGCTTGCTTTGTTTCGTAGTGAGCAAGAGCTTGAGCTTATCCTTGTGGACACAAAAAGCCTTGATCTTGTATTGTTTAAAGAACTGGCCCATGTTAAACAAGTTCTCACTGATATTGGAGACATCAGAGCAGTCTTATCAGATCTTCTGGACGAAATCAGACTCCGAAATTCTCAAATGTCAGGACTTGTACGAAACATTAGAGAATGGAATGGTCTAAGCGCTGGAATTCAAGCTAAGATGAAGTATAAAATCTTCATCATGGACGAACTTGCTGATGTAGTAGATCAGGACAATGATTCTATGAGAGGGATACCACGAAATGAGCGACCACCTAGTATTCTTGAACTTCTTAAAACAATCGCTCAAATCTCACGTGCAGCAGGAATTCATCTTATTCTTGCCACTCAACGTCCAAGTGTGGATATTCTTCCAGGTTCTATCAAAACAAACTTTCCTGCTAGGATTGCGTTCAAGCTTCCTACCAGAACAGATTCTCAAGTTATCCTTGATGAAAACGGAGCAGAAAAACTCTTAGGCATGGGTGATTATCTTTACAAGATTCAAGGCATCGAATCAGCAAAAAGAGCACACTCAGCTTATGTGAGCATTGAAAACATTGCAATAATCATTGAACAGAATGAGGATATTAGGAGGATGTATGCCTAACAGACCCGCAAAACTTCACTGGCTAAAACCTTGGGAAATTGATCCTAAGTCTAAAAACAACTGGCTCAAAGCAGTTACAGCGTGTGGACAGTTGTATATTCATTGCGATAATTATTTTAATATCGCAGAACCAATGATTCTCAAAAATGTCACTTGTAAAACCTGCCTCAAAGCAGCAGCAGCAATTTTTAATCGTGAAAGAAAACGTAATTCTAGCAGAGGCCCGAAGCGGGGGGTGACCATGAAAAGGGGATCGAAAAGCCTCTTTTAAGGGGCCTTTTTAGGGGTTAAATGGCTTGTAATGAGCACTTTAGCCCCTTTTTGGGCTTCCCCTTGACACCCCTTTTTAGACGGCGTATACTGGGAAAAGTGAAGGAGCCTGCCAAGTGGCCAACAGAACAAAACTAACCTTAGTAACATCTTTTCGCATCTTCATAACACAACATGAGGAACTGCAAAAACAGGCTCATATGTATACTATGTCAAGTAGTGTTATAGTAAGAGCTTTGTTACAACTTTACCTTGATGGAAAAGTACCCGAAGCTCTTACTATAGCTCTAGCTGAAGCTCAGAGGGCTGAGAAAGCAGAGTTGAAAGGGAAACAATAGGAGAAGAAAAATGCCAGAAGTGGGACAGGCAGAGATATTTGAAGGGGCTGATAATCTTGTGGCTCCTTTGGATATGGAAGTGTTCCAAGAAGAAGAAGAGTTAGAAGACAGAGAAACAAGAGACTCTGAAGAAGAATCTCCTGTAGCTTCTGAATTTCCTGTCTCTTCAGAGCCAGAGTTAATAGCTGTTATAGAAAACTCCGGCGATGAACCACCAACTGAGCTTGAAGAAGTGCATCTCACATCTACAGTATGTGATGTGTGTCTTGAGTTAAACCTCACACATAAAACTGAAGCTCAAAGATGTGAAAGATGTGAGCAACAGTTTTGTCTGCACTTTGCCTCGACTGTGGATGTGAGTTATTGTGTTAATTGTCTGAGTAACATAAGTGTGACAAAACAAACAATCTCAAAAGAATACGTTTCGCAAGATGCAAACAGCAAAGTAACTTCAATCTATCGTCGTAAAGCTAGGGAAATTAAGATCGGTGGACAAGACTGGTTGTTTGCGCAAAGAAAGATTGTAACACTGACTGATGATGAGCTTGACTTAGCGATTGAGTATCATCGGAACATTCTTCAGTTGATGATTAACGAAGAAACTGACCGGCGAAATGCTAAGATGCACAGGTATGCTAACACAAGCTATAAGATTCAGTCGCAAGCTCAAACACCTGGAAGCACAAAGACCACAACTTCAACAACAGTGAAGAAGACACGGACAGTTAGCAAAAACAAAGCTGATGCTCAAATGGCAGCGTTGTTGGCTTCTATGGCGGGCAAAGGTAAGAATGTGAATGATTTGATGAAGCTGATTAACAGTATTTGAAAGGAGCGAGATGACTAGCATAACAGACACTCTTAAAGAACGTGGAGTTGTATATGGTGAGTTCTGTACTCAAGCACAAGTAGTACAGGCTCTTAAACAAGCAATGAGAAATTCCAGAGGTGGTGCCGGATGGAATAATTTAACGGTTCCAATGCAAGAGTCTTTGGATATGATCGCACATAAAATTGGTCGTATTCTTAATGGCGATCCATCTTACAAAGACTCTTGGGTTGATATTGAAGGTTATGCTCATCTGGTATCAGAGCAACTTAGTGATAGCATAACAATACAAGACCGTGAACAAGAAGACAGATTTCCAGGCTAAGAGAGGATTGACAATGACAGCGAGTCGTCAGTTGATCGAATATCTCGATCGAACTCGTCTCCCGTGGATGTACTACGATCACAGGAAACAAAGATTGATCGTTGTAGTAGACAATCACCTGATGCAAACCTACCGAGCGTGTAGCCAGCATTTTATTCACGCTCACGTTGAAGGTTGGCATCGCAGAGCTTTTGTACAATCAGAAGGAAAGCAAAGAATTTGGAATTTGGAGTTTGGTATTCTTTTGCACAAGATGCTAGAGTTATACTACCCAAACTTCAGAAACAAAGACTTCAGCATCGACGAATGGGCTACTGTACGTGGTCTAGCAGAATGGCTTGAAGCTGATATGGATATGTTTGCTAACGAGAAAGAGTACAAACTCATTGGTGGAAAGCATGGTTTTATTGGACTCCTGCACCAATTTGCTACAACTTTCACAGCAGAAAACGAACTTATCCGTATCATAGGCTCAGAAATCTCCTTCGGTCGCGCCGGTGAGGTTCCTCTGTATATTGGTCCTGGATTAGAAGTTTACCTAGCAGGACGAATGGACTTAATCATCGACGATGGATATTTTATCTGTCCAATGGATCATAAAACAGAAGGAAAGTTCAGAGGTGAACCGGGACTGAAGTATCAAACTGAAGATGGTCCTACTGGCTATATCTATGCCTTGGCCCATATTCTTCCAAAGATTGTACCCGCCGGAGAGTTGCTGAAAAGGGATTGTTCCAAGATTCTAATGAATCTAATTCAAAAAACTCCTGCTGATGATCCAAAAGAACGCTTCAAGCGTGTGCCGATTAGAAAAACCACAGATCAGCTTGAAGACTACCGTCAACGAATGGTTAGCACTGTGCAGCACATTGTCACTGACATGGAAACTTATGTCTCTGGCTTTGCTGTGATGCGTAACACAACAGCTTGTACTAATTGGTTTTTCCGTGAGTGTGTGTTTAGGGATGTGTGCAGGCAGAGCGGAAAGGACAATGAGCTT